GCAAGACTCCATGAATATTCCTCCGGGCTTGTTCCGTATTTTCCGTATGTTACAGCACCGGTATGAGCAGCTATAGTGTATAGTCCGTGGGCCTGTGTATAAGAACCCCCTGCCATACCATATCCGCTGGCAAGGTTATATCCGTTTGAGCCTTCTATCCTAAACACATATCCATCACTGATTAAAGCCTCACCATAACCGCCCCAGCCAAGATTAGTGTCGCTTGATAGGTAGATTGTCTGACCGGATACACCTGTCACATCCGCCACCCTGTAAATGATGGTGTTTCCGTTATTTTTATATCGTATCAGAATCTTATTTCCGACAAGCCCGGATAGATTTTCACCGCTTGCAGCAGTAAGTGTTTTTGCAGTAGCAGACATTGCAACACACTTTATTGCCCTTCCCGCAGTTCGTCCGTAGTTAAAGGAAACGGAATTATATCCATAGCAACTACTGTAATTAAAAGCAGCTGAATACTGTTGATCCACTAATGCCGAGTTGGCTGCAAAACTACTATAGCTAGATGCTGTTGAAGTGTTACAAGAGAATGAATTTATTCCTTTTGCATTTCCACCATTTACCGCCATACTTGATGAGCCGGAAGCATTGCCATTATTTGCAGTAAAGCTGTTTGTTCCGCTTGAACTACGCCCCATGGTGACCGAAGCGTTGCCATTTATCTTATACTCATCTCGTAGTACATAAAAGCTTGAAATATATGTATAGTCCAAGATAGTATGTACATCATCGGGTGGGTCATTTGACAAGGGGATATCTGCTACGGTGATATATCCGCCTTCCATATTCACTTCAGTAACAGTGGTAAGATATTTTCCGGTGTAGATGCTAATCCAATTCTCCCAGTCCGAGTCACACCAGGATTGGGAGATGTCTATGACTACTTTGTCTCCCGCCTGAAGATGGAAGTTTCCATCATCATCGTAGATGTAAAAGTAGATTCTCTTGAGAGAAAAATCCACCCAGTCAAAATATACTTCTCCCATATCTTCAACTATGGTTTTACTTGATCCGATAACAAGGTGATTATCACCAACAATCAGATTCCCTGACCCTATAACCCTGTTACCGTTTCCGAGGATTATATTACCGCCGCCGATAACGGTGTTGTCTTCTCCTTCCATAAAAAGCTGCTCGCCTGATATAGTACCTTCACTGTTTGCCAAGACCTCATTAATTGCTGCCACTACTTCTTTGGCATTAGTCCGTAGGTTCGTTACATCACCCACATCTGCAAAGGTAGCAAGACCTATGTCACTCGGTAATATTTCCGCCATTTAAACGACCTCCCTCGCATATGCTCTGCTTTCGTTCCATACCACGATGCCATTGCCGCCGCTGCCGCAGTAGTATGGAACGCAATCTACAATTCTTAAATTTTTTATAACTTCAAACGTCATTAAATTCTCCCAAGTATAATTTCTGGTTTCGTTCCAGTCAGCCAGCGTGTTTAAGACATCCTGCCACAAGCGGTAAGTGAAGATGTATTCCACTGCCAAATGAGCGGGCTTTATATCCTCGATCACCTTTTGTATGTCGGCAAGATTGTAGGGAATACCCTGTTTACTCATGAATTTGACGGCAAACAAATACTCGGACGCGTATTCTACAATCTCAATTTCACCGTTTACAAAGGACGCCGCCACGTTTTTCATCATGGTTTTGGTAACGGTTCCTGTTCCTCTAAGTTTTGACAAAATTCGTCCTCTGCGGGTTTCTAAATCCTCCGACGGGTTAGGGACTATCCCAACGTCAGTTTCATGATTTGATATATTTTTATCTGCAAGTAAAACAAAAAACTGATTTTCCGTCAGCTGAACTTCCTGCTTCAGTTTCTCATACTCCGATTCAAGTGAATCTATTAGTTGATTCATTACCTTGGATTTTCGATAATATGAAGGTAAATACTCACGCAATAGTCACCACCCCCAGCACAGGTACAGCATTGTCAGGTATAGGTACATTTGCAGTACCGCCATTCACTTTTAGATTGCTGTAGTCTAAAATTTCATCAACCGCCAATATGCACCCACCGATTTGGGCATAGGAAATATATGTTCCCGAAAAGGCATTTTTCTTTAGATATGAGGATACGGAGTCCGATATTTTTTGTTTTGCCATATCTGTTGTCACACTGTTTGCCAAGGTAAGGGAAACTGATATGTTTATGGATAACGGAACAGCACTTTCGACAGCAACTTCCGCACCGATAGGGCGCTCAGTTTCAATATGGTTTTTCACAGCATTGATAAGAGTCTCGTCCGCCGCCTGTTTATCAGCGTTGATAATGATGACCTTAACCGTACCGGCACCATTCCAAAGGGGAATACACTTAGCGTCACCCACACCTTCCACTTCTTTGGCCCACATAATGTAATGGTATTTTGAACCGGATGTTGCAGGAAGTGATACCTTTTCAAAATACCGCTCTCGCAGTTCATCATCGCTCTCCTCGTCAAAACCTCCGCTTGTAGGCTCGGTATTTGTGACCGCCACAAGCCCACTTATGGTTACAGGAAACCTGTTGATTGCACCAATCGGCACATTCCCTTGCTTACCCGGTGTGTCACAAATAACGCTTACCGTTGCAGTTCCCGAAGATTCTATATATTTTGTTTGCGTGACAGTGAATACAAGAGTATCAGACGCAACCTTATCGCCACTGGATATGACGGAACCGACAGTCCCAGAAACAACTACCGTTCCGGACGCATAGGTTGCGGACTTGCGTGTTAAGCCCTGTTCGGCAACTTTTTTGTCAAGGTATTCACCCTTTGCCGTTGCGGCAAAACCGTTTAAAAGGATTTCCTCTAGCTTTGCATAAATACCCTCAAGCTCAATAGCCAGAGGCTTTTGCGTGTCATAAAAAAAGGAGCCGACAGATTTGTCAAACTCCGATGAAATATTAGAGAGCAACCTTGATAAGATTTCCTCCTGTGTCATAAACCGTGCTCACCTCCATGCTGACAATAATCCCGCTTGCGGTACGTTTTATGCTGAAATTGGAAACTGCCGATATATTAGGATTTTGCATCAGCGCATCTTCAATTTCCCTTTTTAGTTCCGCTTCAATAAATGCAACGTGGTAACTATTGCCGATCAGCAAATCCTCAATCCTGCATCCGTAGTCCGTGTCATTATATATTCTAAACCTTCCTTTTTCGGTTCGTAGTATTTTCTCAATCCACACCTTATTTGCATCTATGCCTTTACATTCTACAAGCTTTCCGTCGCGAATTATGAAATCGTCTGCCGTAAAGTCAAACAAAAAGGACTTGCCGGACGCTGCCGTATCTTTGGCGGCAATCACACTCAAGTCCTGTGTTTTAGGAAACATCACTGCACCACTCCAACCACTATAAATTTCTGATTATCTGCATAAGGCAAAAGGACAACTTCCTTGCCGAGATTAATATATATGCCGTTTTCGTCGATTTCGGTTAAATCCATACAGCTTTTTAAATGGACAGAGGTTAAGATAACTCTGTCATTAAGGCGGATTTTAATGTTTGGCAATTCAATAATTCTGCCCATCATGGGAGAATAGCCGTTTGTGTTTTCCCGTTCCTTTAATAATTTTGCAAGTTCCGTTATTCCGCTCATCCTAAGCACCTCCAAAAGGGCATGAAAAAAGACGAGTACGGAAGTAATCGTCTCAAAATTCATATTGAATTAATCTAACCGGCAAATTGGAATTTATCAAATAGAAATCATGGTTTATAAAGATTAAACCCATGTTCCCGATGATAAGCTGGTCCTTGTGGTTTTATTCCAGCCCAATCCCTATCGCTTTTCACTTTATCAAACAGCCTCAGAAAATTATGAAAGCTAATTCTTGTAGATTCGTCATATTTAGGATTGCAGAACTTCTGGTGTATAATTTCTCTTTCGGATTCCCAGTCTTTATCTGTCAATTTTTTTATCCATTCAAGACTGTATTTAGAATGTTCTTTATTGGATAGACCTATGTATACTCCTAACCCTGCAACTGCTAAACCGCCTAATCCCAATATGTATTTTGAAATTTTCTCCATAAAGATTTCCCCCTTCAAATTCCTGTTTATCTGCGTATTCTCGCAAAACTCCATAGATATAAAATGCATTGTTAAAATTTATATAACTACATTAATAAACGGTGAAGTCAATAACACGGGGGGATTCGGTGGTGCCTGAGACGAGCGCTTCACATGTTAGATTTTTTAGCCATGTTCCATATTCGTTCCTAAATTCACATTCTGCTTTGAGAAACCATGTATTCTCGTCTTTCACAGTCTCAGCAAGTTTTCCTGCTATCCAGCGTAGTTTAAATCCATACGGATACTCACGTTTTCCATAACTCTCGACGGCTTGCCAAGCATACTGTCTATCTAATTTAGCTTGTAAAATATCTTCTACTGTTTTTTTCTTTTGCTCCTGGTCAAGCATCTCTTGTGTATTAATTAAGAATGATGCTGTTTTTAAAGCCTCATTGTGAGAATCAAGGTCGGAGATAATCCATGGTATATATGACTCTGTATCTGTTGGGTCGCTTGAATATACCAGGGAGTCAGTAAAATCCATCTTAGATACGGCATGTTTAAAATTAACCGTATAACCAAAGTTTTTCAGTTCGTTGTAGACATCAATTGCGGGTTTCCCGACAGCTCCGTTATATATTGCCTGAACTCTACTCTCTTCGATCTCCGATTCTTTTTCTATTTCCCTTTCATTTTCATGGACAACCGCCGAGAGTGTTGTGTCCATTTCATCATTACTATTCGGTTTCTCTTCTAACGTTGCCATTATACCAATAAAAACAAAAAGTATAACCAAGAATCCGCCAAGACCTAAAAGAGTTCTGTTTTTTGCATTCTCTAAATGTAAAAAAGCCAAATGTTTGCTTGCAAATCCTTTGGTAATCCCGCACCGGGTGCATTTATCATCACTCCACTGGTGGGGGAAGGCTTCGGTTTTCTCGCAAATAGAACATTTTTGTTTACACTTACCTTCAATTAGTTGAAACTCATGTGCTTCGTCTCGTGTTTCACCACAACGAGAGCATTTGCATCCAGACCAGTTGTGTCCGACTACTTTACAAGAGATTTTTGAAACAATAGACATTAAAACACCCCCCGATTACTTTTTGTGTACAAACACTCATCAGTTGACATATAAAAAATTATATCACAGAATATGCCATTTGTCCATTTGAAAATTAACCAAACTTTCTCAAATCCAGTTTGACATTATGCACACCGTTCTTGGTGCTGTGAGAACTGCCTTCAATAATATAATCCACCCCGTCAACGGTAATCATATATCCCGCTCTGGTATAGCTGTCCATCGCCTCTAATATTTCAAAAGAATAGCTTTCCTTTACCTTAGAGAGTTCGGAAAGCTGCTGATGGGCGACGATATCTGCATTTTCCTTTTCGGGGTCAATCTTTACAACTTCCTGCAACAAACCGAATTTGCTGATTAAATCTGAATTTTGAACCACCCTTTTCACAGAATAGCTGCCGTCTGTTTCCGTAATAACCTTGATACTGTTTTTCATATCCTCAATGGAAATCGAGTGGGATACATTCCCTCGGAGGTTAGGGGAATAAATAAGCTGTGTGTTTGGAGACAGCCTGAATTCGGGATAGGCATAAATACTGCCGATTTTGTATATCCTCAGTCCCTTGGGTGTCATATCAAGATTGTAACCGCCGCCACATTGTTCCAGAATATCAGCTAATATTTCCGAGATGGTTTTATCAAAGTAAATCTTTGTAATCTTCGTTTCCAGAGCCGGAATACTATCAATATCAATATTAAAATCGGCGCAAACTTTGCGGATTGCTTTTGATGCAGGCATATTGTTAAACTGATAGGTTTCTTTGGATTTATTTAAATACCAGCCAAAGTCGGCAGCGGTATATGTATTTACAGTTTTGCTGCCGTCATCAACCGTCAGCACTATACCTCGAAATATTTCTTCGTTAGTATACATCTGAATAATACTGCCTTCCCTTGGCAGATAGATGCTTGTGTGCTGTGCGTCAGTTTTTGCCACATCAAAACTCATGGTTGTGGCAAGTTCCGCTATATTGTTTTGCCATGACAGATTTCCCACCGCAGGGGTTATGTCAATCCTGTCTGCAAATATCCTCATTTCGTGTTCACCAGCCTAAATTCCGAAAGGGTAAGGTCAAAATATAAGTCTCCGTCTTTTTTTATGGAATACTGAAAATCATCCACACAGCAAACCATGTTAATCGGCGTTTCGGTGATTATCAGCCTAATAGGGTACTTTGCCTCAATCCATTTGTCTATGATATACACATACTCAAATCCTTTATATGACCTGTCTTTTAGAAACGGATAGTCACGAATGGGGAAGAAGCTGCTGATGGTAATGCCTTTTAGCCCTGCCTTGCCGATAAGCTTTAACTCCCCTTGGTTAACCGTCTCAAAAACTTCATTCTTCTGCGGCTTTGATATGGTAAACTCTGCAGGGAGGACGGGAAGGCAGATAACCTGTTCTCTGTTATTCACACTTAAATAAATATCCACATCCGCCCTCCTTACATATTTGCCAGCGCCAGTTTTAGCTTTGGCACAATTTCATTGACAACCTCATCTGCTGATTTGTAGTTTGCGTTGACATATATCTTAATGTCATTATTATTTGTTGTAACAGACCCGACTTGCCCTTTGCTGTAATTCCTGTTTTCTGCGGCTGTCAGCACACGTTCACCTTTATGCAGCTTTGCAATATACCCGTCAAATGGCACATTGGGAAGACCGCCTGCGTGAGAGCCGTCAATGCTGCCGCTGTCCTCATCCGTCCTTTTAAACAGCTTTACAACGCCTTTGATGGGGTTCTTAAGAAAGTTTTTTAAGCCTTCCCACAGTTCCTTAATTTTATCAATGCCCTTTGTAAACGTATCCTTGATACTTGTCCAAAACTTTGAGAATATCTCCTTGATACGTTCCCAAATCTCAGCGGTTTTTGCTTTGATGCTATCCCAGTTTTGAATGACGTATCCTACAACCAGTCCGATACCGCCTGTGAAAATACCTAATATCCAAGGCCAGTATGCCACAAAAAAGTCTGCTATGCCGTTCCAGATAGTCGCCGCCGTAGTTTTTACCCACTCCCATGCAGTTTTGATGCCATTGCAGACAGCGTCCCAGTTCTTCCATAAAACCACGCCGATGGCAACAAGGGCACCAATGGCTAAGATAATCCACCCGATGGGGCTTGCCACAAATAAGGCATTTGTAATAGCCTGAACCGTATTAAATGCAGTGGTTGCCGCTGTCTGAACCCCTGTCATGATAGCTTGAAGCTGCTGGGAAAAGGTCATGGCTACGATTTCTTTCTTCTGGGATTTGTTTAATGCAATCGCTATGGTTTGTACCGCATTTGCCGCAGTCATGGCAACTTTCCATGCAGTTACCGAAGCTGTGATTCCTGCAATAATAGGTGCAAGCCATCCCCAGTTGTTTACAAAGAAGTTGTAAACAGAGGTTGCCGTATTAAGTATTCCGCTAAGAGTGCTACCAAGTCCGCTGAAGGCTCCGCCGAGGATATTTCCGATTCCTTCAAGGTCAGTTCCTGCAAGTGCAGTTTTGATACCTTCACCGATTCCGCTAAGCAGGGCAGGTGCATTTGTCGTGATAGCTGTTGCCAGTTTCTTTATTACTTCCGTAAACCCTGTGATAAGCATCGGCAGCATTGATGGCAGGGTATCCGTTAAAACACCTATGAATGATGGCATCATTTGTGTAAGACCATTGACAAGCGACATAGCACCTGTGGTTATCTGCGGCATAATACTTCTAAAAAGTTCAGGTATCCTTGGAGAGATCTGCTTTATAATCTCCGTCAAACCTCTTGTGAGGCTTGGCAGGAGTTCACCCACATTGCGTGACACCACCTTTGCAACATTAATAAATGCGGATGCAATCCCTTCAGCACTTCCGGTGCCGGACATAAATGTCTTAAACGCCGCCTTTGCCGTATTAATAGAACCGGCAAGAGTATCGTTTTCTTT